ATGCTTTGGCTCTTATCAAAGCCGCCGCGCAATCTTGCAATATTTGCATCCTGCCTGACCCCAATCAGGGTCTTGGCAATTTGATCCGGAGAAAATTGATGATGCTCCATATACGCCTCAAGCCCTTCAAGCTCATTGGCGAGAACATCATCAAAATTAGACATACCGGCGCGCGCCATATCCTCAACATTTCTGGATATTTCGGAGACGCCCTGAATGCCTTCAGCACGAAACTTTGCCTCCTCCAGTTTCATGTCCTTTTCGGACAAATTCAAAAACTGGGCATTGCGTAAATTGCTTAGATTGTTCTTGAGCGTCGCGGCGATATCTGGAGACAGACTGCCACCAGCCGAGGAATATCCGGCTACAGCCTCATCAACCCTAGTGATGATTTCTGTGGTGTTTAAACCTTCTTGCTTACCGCGCAGTATAATTTCGCCAATTTGCCTGCGCGCGTCGACCTCAAGCTCTGCACCAAATCTCTTGCTCGCGATAACATAACCCGTGCGCTCATTTTCGCTCATATCAGCAAGTGATTTGCCGGAAAGTTGCTGCAAAAAACTTTCTGGCTCGCGTTGTGCCGATTCAATTATTTGCAATTTTTGGCGCTCGGATGCTTTCTCAAAAGCAAATGAGCTTAATTTATCGAGAGAAGCTGACATCTTCTCATACCCGCGCGCCGCCTCAAGCCCGCCAGACAAGAAATCTACGGATGGCAAAGACCCAATGCTTGTCGGCATCAAGCCGACCTGACGATATCGTGGAAGACGTTCAGCCATGATTTGAACCTGCTAGATGCATTTGTGCCGCCACTCTAATGAAAGTCAACCATCTGCCACTGAGTGTTAAAGCCGGATTTAAAGGCGTTGGGGTCTCCGCCCGCGCCACCGCCAGCGCCGAACGATGCCGCCGACATCGCGGCCTGACCCAAAGACACCAGCGCGCCGATCTTTGCTGACTTCATTGCCTGATTGCCTTGCCTGGTGAGAGCTTCCGCTTGATGCATGAATTGCTTGGCGCGGTGTTCTCCCATCAATGTTGTAATGGCTTCGTTATCTTCTGCCGTAAAGAACTCAGAACCACCCTTCGCTAAGGCAAACTGCTGTAGGCTTTTGGCGCTACCGCTAAAGGGGTCGATTCCGCCAGCGCCAGCGCGGGCATTGATCGTCGCGTTGGTACGGACAATACGATCCAGCACCTCAACGCCCTGACGGCGAAACTTCAGCGCCTCGCTACGCGCCTGAACGCGGGCCTGTGTCGCTTGCATGGCTGCCTGTTGAGCCTGTGCTGCAAACGCCTTTTGTTGCGCCTTACCAGCCTGAATCTTACCATAGGCGCTTGCTAGACTTGTCGCCACGCCAATAACCGCAAGTGCTTGACCCATATTATTGTCCTGCGCTTAGTTTGTAGTCGATTCCCAACACAGTCATCTTGAGCGGTACGGTCTGCGTGATGGTTATCTGGCCATCGTAATTATAGCCCAATATGCCGTGCAGCGTCTTAATTCCCGTGAATTCTTCAACGTCATCATCAAGAATCTCGGTGCCAAACCTGCGAAACGGTATTTCCTTGCCATTAATAGACACGGCCTGCGTCTCAAACAATTCGGCGTTGACTTCAAAGATGCGTTTTTTAAAGCCCTTTAGCGAACCACTTGGCAGCCTCGGCTCAACCGGCAGCGTCTTAATCGTCGGCGTAAAGTCCAGACCGACCTGATACGATGCCGTTGCGGCGCTGCCGAATGTCACCGTAAATGGCGAAGCTGGCACAGTTTGATCCGGCTCGACAATACCGTCGCGGACGATCTTGACTGTCTCGCCCTCAAGGTGATCCATCGTGACAGACGCTGCCGCGCCACCCGTCTTTGCCGAGTCCATCAAAACGGTAGAATCAAACAACTCGACGTAATAAACATCAGCACTGTTCACGGTTCGTTTCACAACCGTATAGATACTGTCAACATCTACACCAATCGACTTGAACTCCCCGTCCGTTGTCCACTCTGACGGCGCTATAACATTCTGAGACCGCAACAAGGTGTAACATGCAATAGTGCCGTCATCTCCGTTGACTATCAGAACACGGTCGCCTTCATCCGTACTGGTCGCGACACGCATCGCCATCTCGGTTGGCGTCTTAATGAGATGTGAAGACAGGAGCGAAATGCGTGCAGATGTGTAAGCCTGCACCGTGTCATTAAACAGGAACTCTTGTAGCGTTTTGCCCTGACGCTGGACAAACAGCGACGCACCGTCGACATTTACAACCCGAATGCCGGGGCGCGAGCCAAATGCCGTTTGTTGCTTCACGATCAAATTACTTGGTGTAATCGGCTCATCAAGAGTCTGCGGGACGAAGAATTCGCCACCCGTCGTGAAGACTTGAAGATGGCGACCGGAATAGATGTTCACAATGCTATTGAAAGTGCCTGTATCCAGAGTAGCCTCAACCGCATCATCATCAAGCGCCTCGTTCGGAGAAAAGTCAAAAAAGACACTGACGCGCGAACCCCAGATTGTAGAAGGCAGACCCTTTGATCCACCAAAGAAGAGCCGACCTTCGTGAAACGTAACTGACTTAGGCCAACCGCGCTCATTCGACCATGCGTCTTCATACCCGTGTTCCGTTTCAAAATCACCCGCTGATATTGCGCTGTCATCAAAGAACGGGATTTCTGTATGCGCCTTCACTTGCGTGTTGCTAACAAATTCAATTATGCGCGCACGGCCAAACCCGTTTGTCACATTTACATATTCATTAACCGCCGCCTCCTTGAAGGGGCTTATGCTATAGCCTGACGAATTATCGGGCGCGGTATCCCAATCGGGGAACACAGTTAAAACCTTTGTGGAACCTACGTAATCCTCAATATGACGTGTCTGACCCGCACCCGTTCCGGATGTGATTTCAATAAACATCCCGTTCGGCTCATCGTCGCTTGTAAAACTAGAGGCAGCCTTGAGAGTGATTGTGTTCGCCGTTCCAGCCTGTGCCGTTCCTGTATCTGTCGTTGCTCCAGACGCAGTAAGGGTGATGTTGCCACTGGCCGCCGAGGGCGTAAGCGTGTAGTTCGGCTGATGCGTATCCAAATTAAACGCAAACTTGGGTATGAACGTGAAAGAAAGCTGGCTCGCCGTCCAGCTTGAGTCTGACGCGCCGCGCACAATCTTGTATGGCGGCAAATCCTCGTGGACCAGAATAACCGTATCGGCGCTTTGGACCCAATTCATTTCCGGCAATATCTCGTCAGTGAATGCCGCCACGGAGAGATAATCATTTCCGCTGCCGTTGATGTTTGTAATCAGCGCGCCGTCCTTGAAGACATACATCCTAGCCGGTGTAAAGACGAGCATGTAACTATCGCTCACCGAAAACTCAAAGGACACCATCCGCACCGCGTTCGCTGCACCCGCATCGAGTTGTGCGACAAACTTCGTTCCGTCTCGACGCCTTATGCCGCCCTGCGGCTGTATCGTCACATTCCGTGCCGTCGTCAATCCGGACTTGTACTGCGCTATATCTGTACGCGCGCGCAGCTTCGGGTCCATCTCTCCAGACGTGAAATCATTCTGTATTTGAATGATCCGGCTCATCCACGGACATCCGTCAATGGGAATTCCATGATATTCTGCGGAGGACGATCACCGCCATCGATATTCATCGCCACTCGCATAAGGCCGCCACGCATGTTTTGTTCAAGCGTGCCATAGGCGAGCTTATGGTAGAAGTCAGCTTTCGTAATCTGATCTGTGATTGGTTCGGCGAATGCCGCCGCAAGCGCGTGCTTGAGCAGGTTCACAAAATATGGCGGAAAGGCGGAAGCCTCGGGTCGGAACTGGTAATCGATCCAGACCGCCTCATAATTAGCGAATAGCCCACCGCTATAGATTTCAAACTCTCGCACCGGCAACGCGCCCACAGCACTACTTGCAAATACAGCTTTTGGGTTGCCCAAGATATCGCCCGGCAGGGCATACTTATATTTCCATTCATTTGTTGGCGTATCCACAAAGCGCGAAAGGCCCGTCTTCTGGATGGACCAACTGAAAGGATACTGCATCAAGATCGTGTCTTGAATATCGTCGTATAAACGATCTGCAATCTGCGCCTCATCCGTTCCATCACTAAAGCTGGAAAGCGGAGCAGCGCCCAACATAATGAGCGCATCGGAGCAAATCGAGAGCTTGGTATCGCCTGCGGCCATACGGACCCCCTATAAAATGGGGCGGGCGTTTAAACCCGCCCCATCTAATTAGTCGCCGTCAGTCGCGGCCAGCGTAGTGCCGTCCGCCACATCCACAACACCACCCGAGTTCGAAAGAACTTGAGTCAAGGTGCTGACGCGCGTACCCCCGGTGGAGGTCACGCAGTAAATCAGATCGCCGATAGCAAGCGTGTCGGACAGGCTGTTAAAGTAGCCAGCCGTATTAACGTCTGCAATCGTGTCGGCGGTCTGGTAGGTGTACATCGACGGTGCGTTGCCCTTCTTCGAGGCGAACACCACACCGAATCCAGTGGAAGAAAAAGCCATAGTTCAATCCCCCTATTCGGTGCTGCTGATGTGGACGATACCCTCGTCATCGATGGCAACCGCACCAGCGGAGAACATCGAAGAAACGAGGAAGCTCGTTTTCTCGGGGACGTAGTTGATCTCGCTCTTCTGCGCCATCGAGACACCGAGGCCAACCGCGTCACGATGGAACGCGAAGTTGGTGCGGGTTGACGGAAGAGGGAGACCGCCTTCGTCACGGTCGCCGAGCATGATGAACTTGAACCCAAGGAAGGTGTCGATCTCACCCTGAGAAAGAGCTTTCACAGTAGCGAAATCGGAACTTGTGAGTTCAGTCTCATCAAGCAAAGCAGACAGACCATTAGCATGAATAATCATACAGCGACCTTCAGCCGGGACGTTTTTCGCGTCCAGAGCTTTTTTCGCCGCCAGCAACTTTGCCAGATTCATGTTCGTGCCTGCACCACCAACGCTGGTCGCGACGGTGGACGGAGACGAAGCGGCATTCAACGCATCGATCACAAGCTGATCCATGCGACGGCCAATAGCATTGCCGACCACCTGAACAAGTTCACGGCGCTCGTCAAAGTTGACCTTAGCCTGATGGAAGATGTCAGAATATTCAGCGGCGATATAGTCCGACATCGTGACCGAAACTTGCGAATACGTTACATTTAACGGAGTTACGTCCGTCTGGGGTACGCGAACCGTAGCCGTCCCCTTCCCGATTTTCGGGAATTTGACGACATTGCCTTCGACGTTGTTGCGCTCGCGGGTAATGCCAGCAAGCATGCGGGATGCCTGATAGGCTTGCTTGACTTCCGCATCGAACAACTCGACAAAGGCCGAAGAAATGCCTTGCGCCATTTCAAAGTCCTCACAGTTGGTTTAAACGGGAAACGCCTAGCAGGTATCCTTGCGGGCTGCGGCTTGCGCGACTCGCACCTCGCGCCCAAGTGGGTCTAACGGGCCGAAGACCGGGTATCCGTTAGACCCAATATATAACACACAAATTGAAGTGTAAATATGCTAAGGGTTATACGGCTGATTGCCATACACCTGCTCAAATAACTTTTCGACCTTTTGGCGGTAGGCCGCATCGTTTGCGTATTCTGGTTTACCAACCATTGCCGTCAACTCTTCTTTAGACGGCAAGCCCTCAACCGGGCCAACGTCAATCGGGATTTGCTGATCGCCATAATAAGAGCGCACTTTTTGCAAGGCACGCAGACCCTGCGCCGTGCCTCCCATAATTTTGAATTCCTCAAAATCGTCCTGACCCCACACCCCTTTGCGGACCAAGCCCTGCGCCCAATCTGTCATTGATTTTATCGCAGCATCGGCATTCGGGCCAAGTTTTTGGTACTCCTCCTTGTACGAAACCTCCGCCATCTCTTGTTGCTGGCCAGCCATCGAGATGAATTTACCCGCCAAGTCCTCAAAGGCTTGCTGGCTAATTCCGTTCTCCTTGGCCCAGTCGCGATAAGCCGTAAATAGCTCATCGTCGTCCGAGACGTTCGCCTCGGCAAACATTTTTGTGTCGTACTCATCCGGAGCCTTGTGCTTGCCCTGAGAGAACTTCTTTTGAAGCTCGTTATATGACTTAACCAAATTTTCGAGGTCAGGCCCTTCGTCATCATTCCAGAATTTTTCCGGATACCAATCGGGCCTCTCAAACTCAACCTCCTCACCATCCTCGGCGACCGTCACGCTATCAACAGAAGGCTGGTTGTCAGGCTCACGGTGCGGGATGCTGACCTCCTCGACCGGCTTGTCATCCTCAAGCTGCGCGCCAGCCATAAGACCATCGCTATCGTTTTCGACTTCTGCTACTGCTTGTTCTTCGCTCATAACTCTGATGCCCTTTTCATTCGCCGCTCAATCTCGCGGACCATTGAGTTTTGCCCCTCGCGGGCAAATCCGTGGGAAGCGTCCTCACCCGGATACCAAGTCGGTTGTTCAATCGTAAGAGAACGAAGATGTGTCAAAACCTTTTGACCATCTTCAGAACCAAAAACGCGCAGATACATACGATCTACGTCATCGTTCTCTTGCTGGTTCGTTCTCAGGAATTCGGACTGTACTGTCCGAAGACCCTCCCATCCATCCACATCTGACATTATGCCCCTTCAGGTGGTTGCTCCTGCCCTTGCATCGCAGCCATTTGCGCCATCTGCGCCGCTTGCTGCATCATCTCCTCACGCTCCTGCGCGGAAGTCCTAAGTTCAGCCGGTACGCCCAACTTGTCGGCCACATAATCAGCGATAGCGCCCATACGCGGAGCCATCTGGCCCTCCGGGCCGAGTGCCGACGATAGCTGCACCCATTGCGTAATCTTCTCAATGTCGCCCATGTTCTGTGCCTGCGCGATTGGCGACACGGGCGCGACCTTTACCTCAAGGCCGTTTACACGCAGCGGCATGTCAATCAATCCGCGCTCGTCCATGACATAGAGAACGCGCGAGACAATCGGAATCATCGTCTCGGTGATGAGGCGGCCAAAGGCAGAACCAAGATTCTGGGCCAACTCCTTCATGCGCTCTGCGATTTCCGTAGCGCTCCGAGCCGACATATTGTCGGGCGGAAGCGTATCGTCCAGCAAGATTTTCTTGATGTTCATGCGAAGATCATTGATGACGATCTGCGACACGTTGAAGTCACCCGACCTCGGCAATTGACGAAGCGACTCGCCTTGAGGTCCACCGTTCCGCGCCACAGGAATGATTGCACCCGGCGTGATGCGAATGGTTTGCGGGTTCAGAACGCCATCATCCGCCGCCGTGTAAACGCCAGCGATTGAGAGAGACGCATTCTTGAGGAGAAGCTCTAGCGTTTTGTTCAGCGTCTTGATGTCAGGCAAGGCCGTAATCACGGGGCCACGCCCATAGATTTCGCCAGCGACCTTCATGTATCGGGCAACGATCCAAGGACTAGACTTCATCTCACGCTCAACCAGCTTGACCTTGCCAGACGGCCAGATGACGCAATAGTGATAATCACCACGATCCTGATTGTAGATTGTTGCCTCAAGAAGTTCGACCTCTTCAGTCGGCTTCTCATCAATCATGCGCTGCAATCGATCAGGTATGTACGCTCCAACCCAATGCTGTGCAATTGCCTCTGCCTTAATCCGCATGCGGCGATATACATTATCGACCTTTCCGTGTGCGCCTTCTTCAATGGAAACGAGGTATTGCGGCACGGCGGTGAAGCGGATCGGCGTAACGTCATCGCCCGGCTGGATTAGCATGACGGCGGTGCCGACTGCCAAATCCATCAGGAACTCACCCATAGCCAAGTCAAAGTTGGTCTGGCGCAGAAGTGAAAACATCTTGTCGCTGTAGACATCTAGCGCAGCCTGCGCCTCAAGCTGACGATTGTCAGGGATTTCAGGTCCGGGCTCTAGGCGGCACCAGCGTCCATACGGCGGAAACAGCCCGCTCTGGATTCGATTGGCAAAGCGTTGTGTCGCGTTGATGGCGGTCGAGTCAAAGACGCGGACCATCTTGTTCTGGCCAGGAGAACCGCCGCCCTCGTAATAGCCGTCATACAAGTTCCTCTGCGGAAGCGCGAACTCGTAACAGTCCTCGTAAATCTGACGCCAATTATCTTTCCGGCGCTGCGCCAGTTCGTGACGCTTGATGATTTCTTCGACGCTTTTCATGGATCAGTCTTTCTTGTTTCGCGCACTAATCGCGCGCGCCTTCGCCTTGGCGTCGGATTTTGAAGAAGCGCCCCACGCGCGCAGTGACAGGAGAAGGCGCGTGGGGCGTCCTTTCGAGTCGCGTTCCGGGCCGGGCATA